ATGTTTCAGGCGTCAATACAGGACTAGCAATTAAAGGTGTACCAACTGCACTAGCCACTGTACCAGACACAGGAGCAGCTGCAAGAGTCTGGCCCATAGCATCTGAATCTAGACCATTCTGCCACACTTGACTTGGAGTGAGATTTGTATTAACTTTTGGAGTAACCAAAAACAAATCAAGAATCAAACCAGCAGTACTCAAATTCGCAAAATCAATAATCAGTTTAACATTGCTCAAAAACAACTGATCATTTCTAGGAATTTGATCGGCAGTAATATAACCACTACCGGAATTTCTAGCACTCGGATTAATATCCATTAAACCCAAACCGCCTTGGATACTTGTAGGAGCAACAGTAACGCCTTCAGATTCACCGACAACCATTTGAGATACACTTGCAAACGTCAATATGGTGTCAACATTCTGAACACCAGTAGGCGTTTCACCCAAAAACTGGACCACTTCACCATACCTAAGTAAAGCGGATCCCATACATCGTTTGTTATAAGGATGACCTAGAGTTGAAGATAAATATTTCGACGAGATTTCAGAATGCATTTCACTAGTATCATTCAAAAATGCCCTATCTTGCGTCATTGTTTGACTACCAGACCCATAAGAGAAAGTTGATCCTGTTCTAAGACCCGAACCTAAATACCCTGCTAACGCACTACTAGCATAACTACGAGCACGTTTTGCCACATGACGCATACCACGACGAGCCCAATGTTTAACACTTACCATTTTTATTTTTAGGAAACCCTAACGCCTACGGACCCTGACATTTCTACCTCTAACTAACCCTAACCCTGACCCTCTTAAATGATGTCTACGGGTAGTAGAGTGCCTCATTGTCCGGATCTGACGATTAACATTGGATTGTCTTGATTGTTGGTTTCTTCGAGTCGTGCCCCTAAACCCAGCATATTGGTAAATTCTGCTCCGCATTTCGAGTGGCAAACCAGAACGACGCAAAGCACCAATAGCTGTGTAGCGAGCGCGAGTGGAATTACGTATTCTACCTGGAACATATGTAGTCATAATTTTTTATTTAAGGAAAGTGTTCAATAGTCAAACGTCGTAATAAAGCAGCAAGCGTAGCAGAATCAAGTTCAGGATACCACATTTCTGGATTCACATTTGAAGTAATCCAAATTCGAGAAGCATTAAGGGGTCTTGAAGATCCTTTGATTTCCACACGTACTGGGTAGCGATCAAACCATCGTAGGAGATGGGCAACATCGATACCGCCGCGAAATTCATCGACCACAACGTTTTCTTGATCTTGATATCCATCCCAAAATTTGGATCTCGGACATTTAGAATAAGCACCATCTCCTGCTTCAAGCCATGCACGACGTGATTTGCCTGTTCCCGTACTTCCCCAAAAGACGCTAACATGTTTTTCAATAGCTCGTGGTGTGCTATAGTCGGAGCGGATCGATCTAAGTGCGTTATAACTAACCACTCGGACATTAGCTGGGATGGCCAAAAGATCCCCGGACTTGGCGGCGTTCCAAACCAGCTCCCAGTCCTCTTTAGTGTTCCTCCGAAACGGTTTAGTCCCAAATTCAAACGGCTCTCCAATGCGTGTTTCTTCTTTTCCCACATATGCATTGGCAGCTTCTGATCTTGAGAGTTCAGCATGGGTGCCTCTTCCAAACATTCCAACAACTCCGGATAGAGACACCTTCTTGGAGAACCCGGCAACGATCTGGTAGTGTTCGTATCCGGTGTTTCCTCCCTTTTCAACTTGTCCTTTGAGCCATGACAATCCTTCAGGGAGCGTCTTCGATTCCACAATTCCTCCGACGAATTCATTTGGGTAGGGGATAGTGAGCAACCAAAAAATTCCCTGTCTTCTTTTTGTTGCCATGCCATTTGGTATTTTGTGAGTGAAAAGTCTGTCTTTATATATTCAGACTGCGCCACTTTTTGTCACAAAATTTGAGCGAGCGAGCCTGTTGTGGCTTAGATCTTAGGGAGACCGGTGGCTGAGAGAGAACGGAGAACCGCGATAGTAAGTAATACAGGGAGCGAGGCTCGTTTTTACTATCGCTATTTTATTTAAGTAACAACCTCCACACTAACAGGATCATCCAATACATCAATGATCTTGTTAATACCGGTACCAATTGGAATGAACTGACCAACAGACTGCACAGCCAACCTAGAAGCATTACCAGCAATCATCTTCATTGTGTACTTCTTCTGCATAACAAACCCTAACTTAACCTTAGAATAGGTTACAAACGGATTTGCACCTTCTGCATTGGTCACATTCAAACAAGCGGCACCACGATACACTGCCATCACATGACATGTACCCTTACGCAAAAAGTTGTTAGTAATGTTGGCATTAGTAACAACAGTTCCAGTACTAGTAAAGTTCTGCGCATTTTTAATTTTGTTGAGATCCATTGTGTAATTAGTATTCACATTCCAATTGACGGTTTCAGTAGAACCACCGGCTAAATTTGTTGAATACTTACCAATAATCTGGTAATGCTTCTTAAAATGGTTACATGTTTCAGGCGTCAATACAGGACTAGCAATTAAAGGTGTACCAACTGCACTAGCCACTGTACCAGACACAGGAGCAGCTGCAAGAGTCTGGCCCATAGCATCTGAATCTAGACCATTCTG